TCAGTCGTTGGGCGTGGTCGTGCGCGCCTCCGCGTCGCGCTGTGGTTGTCGTGCCGGTGTTCTCTAGGACGCCTGCACGGCTGGCCGCCAAAAGCCTAGCGGCGAGCCCTTTGCCGACTGGGAACGTCGCGGGCAGTTCGGCCCATACGTCGTCGGCGGTGATGAATGTCTTTTTGGCCGCGGCGTTGCGGATCGCTTGATCCACGGCGGCTGCTTGTTGGGTTGTCCATTTGGCGTCAGCCGAGCCTTGCGAGAGCTCTAGGCCGCGCTCAAGGTTGCCAATCGGATCCTGTACACAGACGTAGTGCGCGTCTGTTTGGCCGATCATCATTGGCCGCTGACAAATGCGGCAAAGCGGGTATTTCTTCACGTTTCCTCCTGGTTGGGGTCAGGGTGCGAACGACTTTAGCGAACTTTACGCCAAGGGTGTGGGATCACCCACAGTACTGCCAATGCCAGGCTTCAAACTCGGGTGACGACGGGTCATCGGACTGAAGGTAGAAGCCGTAGGTGGGCGCGTTGAGGCACAGCCAGTCGAGGACTTTGGCGGTGGTTACGTCGAGGTCGATGGCGAGGCCGAGGCCGTGGTTCGATTTGCCGGGCGTTGAGCACGGTGCCATGCCGGGCTTCAGGTACCACGTTTTGCCTTCGTAGGTGCGGGTGACTTGGGGTTTGCGGCCGAGATCCTCGAGCGCGTAACGCTGTTTGAACAGGCCGAGCTGCGCGTCGAAGGATCGGTAGTCGCCGACGTTGCGAAGCTTGATGCCCGACTGGGTGGCCTGGTCGTACATTCGGTCAAAAGCTTCGGCGGCCTGAACGTACATTTGGCCGCCACACTTGACCGGGCGAAGGATCTTCCCCGACAGTTTGCCGTTGGGGACAGCCTGTAGGGCCGCAGGAACGACGAGTTTCTTGTAGGGGTACTTCGATGCTTTTTTGGGCTTGTCGGCCGCCACAGGGGCTTGTGCGGGCTTGGCGGCGGCTTTCTTGGCGGCTTTCTTAGCTGGCATCGGGTACTCCGTCTCCGTCGGTGTCTTTTTTGCCGCCGCTCGAGATCATGACGCCGGACAGGGTGCCGGACAGGAACAGGACGATCGGCGAGATCAGGTTGAGCAGCTCTTTGTCGGTTTCTGGCATGGTCGGGCCTTGTGGGATGAAAAGCAGGTTTATGAACACGGCGACCATTGTGAGCACTAGGGTTCCGGCGAGGGTGATGCCGACCCAGAAGCGGAGCCGGGCGTTGAGCTGCTCGGGTGTGTATGGGGCTCGGTTGGGTTTGAGGTTTTCTAGCACGTCAGGGCCTCCGTTTGGCTTTGGTCGACGATTGCTTGTGGGGCTGTTAGGGCCCTGTTTTTGGTTCGGGTCACGGTGGTGGTTGGGCATTCTGTCCAGACTTTGTTGTTGCAGCTGCTAGCCAGCACGGTGAGTAGCGCCGCCACGATGGCGACGCGGGTTTTCATTCGGGTGCGGATCCTTTGGGTTCGATGTCGACTAGGTATTGGCTGTATTCTTCGTCGGTCATTTCACGAATTTCGTCTTCGCTTGTATCAGCGTGGTGAATGTGCATTTCTGGTCGTGTCATCTCATGCCTGCCTTATGCCATAGACGCGAATTGTGCCGGTGTAGGTAGCGGCGTTTCCGCTTGCAAAAAATTGAAACCCGTCGGCTTGGTACGTTTCAGTTTGTGTTCCGTTGGCGTAATAAGCGTTGCCGTTGTAGTTGCCGACCCAATTCATGCCGGTCCGACCCGACACTTGCGGATTGAATAAATACACATAGCCACTCATAAGCGTGGTGCTTTGTGTGCCGCCAACCCATTCGGTTTGTGCTGTGCCTGAGTTGTCAGCCCCTAATACGCCGCCCGTTGTTATGACGTAATTGGCTCGGTCATAATTGACTGCTTTTGGTGTGCCGCTGGCTCGAAGCCTGATTGCTGTGTATTGGCCCGTCAAACTAGTCGTCAAATTGTATGTGATTAAATAATGGGCGTATGTTGACGTGAAACAGCCGTCAATAGCAGGTGTGGCTGCTGCTGAAGGACTGGTTGCTGAAATGTAGACGAGGCCGCTATTGGCCAAGTATGTGTTGGTGTCGGCCGCGGTGAGGACTTCGCCGGTTGTGAATGTTTTTACTGCCATTAGAACCCCAGTCGGTTGTTGTCTAGTTTGCCGTAATCGGCGTCGTCAAGGATGAGATACGGGTTGTTGTCGGCGGCCGACAGAAAGAGCCGCACACGAGTTTGTCCTGGCACGGCGCTGACCTGCGTGCCCTCGAGGATGGCGTCGTAGCGGGCTGATCGGAAGCCGACCGCAATCTTGACGGGCCGTTCGCCCGTGGCCAATGCCAGCACATAGAAGTCGTTTGGGTACGCGCCAGATTGCGTTACATCCAGGAACGAAATTTCTCGAATGGTTGCTGTCGTGACCGAAAACTGGTTGTAAAGGTACTGTGAATGTGACAACGCCTGGCTGACGCTGACATCGTTGGTTTGGCGCACGAGGGCGAATTGTGGGTCGGTGCCGCTGCTTGTTGTTTGGTTGGCGACTGTGCCGGGCTGTGACTCGATCGTGACAAAGTTGTAGAACTCTTCGGCCGCCGACAGGAATGTAAGACTGTCGAATTTGATGTCGTAGGTGGATCCGCTGTGGGCGTAAGTGCCGTCAGACAGCCAGTAGGTCGTTTGGTCAATGAGGTCGCGGCCGTACCACCAAAGGCCGCCCGTGCCCGACGCGGTAGACGCTGGGCCGTATTGGAACATCCGGGCTTCTTCGGTGCGCGTAATGAGGTTCAGCGCGTCGAATGCGTTGCCGGTCCATGTGAGTGCCGCCCCTGTAGATCGACCAAAAAATGACGCAATCGGAATGCCTGCGGCCGCGCTAACGCTGTCAACTTGGCTTTCGGTGTTTGCTGACGAGATTGACACGCTGTTGAGCTGTGCGCGGCCCCACTCGGCCTGCACACCATCGACCTCAATGAAGCAGCGGTCGGCGTTTTGCACAATGCCGTATTGATTGCGAACGTCCCTAATGCGGCCATAGAACGCCGCGTACTGGACACCGCTTTTGAGCACATACAGCACGAAGCGGTTGCCGACCTTGGGCGGCGGCGACCAGGATGGTATTGGGCCGACCTCGACGGATGCTTGGTCGACTGGGTAATCGTCGACGAGTCGGCGGCGGCCTTTGGTGTAGTCGGCTTGCTGGATGTTGCTGCCGGTGTACCAGGTGTTGGCGATTTGGGTGCTGGTGGATCGGCTGGTCAGGCCGTCCCAATACACCTCGGAGACGTACGTTGGCGGGGTTGGTGTTTCGAAGTCGGTGCCGCAGAACCATGTTTTGAGTGTGCCGGTGGCCTCCAGCATGACAGCTGACCAATAGTGGGAGTCCCCGTTGACGGCGTTAGTGATTTCGAGCTGGATGCGGACTGTGACGGCTCCGGCTGGTGCGGTGGCTGTGACGTAGGGCTGGACGTAGGTGCTGGTGGATGTTGTGACTGTTGCCCCGTTGCTGGTGGAGATGCTTGCGCCGCCGCTGTTGCGCCAGTCCAGGTTGACGCGGGCTGTGCGGCTGGTGCTGGACTTGACGTACGCGTAACAGGTGTATTGGGTGCCTGCGGTGACATCTAGGGTGGCGAGTGTGGGATCCCACACGACGAGTGCGGCCGCGGTCGAGGTGACGGAGCGGGTCAGGCTGGCTTGGCCAAATTTGGCGTTGGAGCTGCTGCCCTGCGCGTTTGTGCCTGTTGCGCCTGAAGTCGTCCAGTAGGCGGTGGGCGTGTAGGTGAAGTCTGGGGCTTTGCACAGGTTCTGCCGGACGATGTTGACTTCGTCCGTGTACCTGAAACCCCAAACTAGTCCGTCCATTAGGCCGCCAGTTTGATCGCTGACGGCAACGTGCCGTTAGAGCGAACGTACTTTTTCAAGGCCTCGACGACTTGGTTGGGGTCGCCGCCGTTGACGTTGATGACAATGTTGTTGCCCATGCCGCCCATGCGGTCAAGCGGCACCACAGCCTCCGGGCCCGCTTCGCCGATGAGTGCAACGGTTGGGCCGGTAACGATGCCGCCATTGGCCAATTCTGGAATGTTGGGGATGTCTGGTGGGTTGATTTTGACGGGGCCGACTTTGAATTCCAGCAAGTCGTTGATTCGACCAATGACTTGTTTGTTGATGACGCCAATCAGCGCATTCGCAAATGCTTTGCCGAGCTCAAGTCCTTTGCCTGCCAAACCTTTGAACGATTCAATGATTGTGTCGATCAGGCCTTTGACGAATTCAGCAGCGAACAGAGCGAGGCCTTTAAGCAGGTCAGGGCCGATTTCAACCAGCCATTTAAGCAATGCGATTGACAGTTTGGCCGTCGCCTCAATCAGCTTGGGGACGCCTTTGGTCAAAATCCATTCAGTTAAATCGCCCAGGAATTTGCCGAGGTTTTTTAGCGCGTCCGGGCTGGATTCTTTGATCCAGTTAGTGAACGCGTCTTTGAGCATTTTGAGTTTTTCGCCGAGCATTGGCAAACCCTCGTTCGCAATCCATGTGCCCATTGCCCTCAATACTTCGCCAAGGGCTTTTAGCACTTCAGGGCCTTGCTCGCGGATGCTGTTGCCGATTGCTTTTGCTACGCCAGAGAAGCCTTCTTCTTCAAAAACGGTTGCCAGTTTTTGAAACGCAGGGATGACTGTTTTGGCTGCAAAATCGGTGAGTTTGTTGAGTGCTGGCAAAAGGGCCGATCCTGCAGTTTCAGCAATTTCGCCCATTGTGACTTTGAGTCGTTCAAAACGCCCGGCTGTGGTGTTCGCTGCTGTCTCGGCTGCACCTTTAAATTTGGCGTCAATGTCCAGGACATAGTCGGCTCCGGCTTTAGTGACGTCGTTAAGTTTTCGTTGCGCTTCCTCAAGTTTGGCGAGCGCCTTGGCTTGTTCTTTCGGGCCTTCGTTTTCCAGCGCGTAGTTGTATTCGTTTTGTGCTTTGGCGACGGCTTTAGAGAATTTGAGTTGGTCTTGGAGGGCGGTAATGTTTTCGCCCATCGGAATACCCAGTTTTTTGAGGGCTGCGTATTGACCGTTTTCCGCCTTGGCTAATGCGACGGCGACGCTTTCTAAATCTTTACCAGTCGCCGCGCTTGCGTCGTTGGCAACGGCCAGCAGCTTGTTGGCCCGTTCTACGTCGCCGGTGGCGGTGATGAGCTTCTGGTACGCAGGGCGCAATTTGTCGTCAGCGACGCCGGTAGCAAGCGCCATTTTGCTAATCAGATCTTCAATGCTTTGAATCTGATCGTCGTTGGCATTCGCTGAGTTTTTAATTGCTTTTGCCAGTTTGACCTGAGCTTGTTCATCTTCGACGGCCGCTTTGACCGAGGCACCCAATCCTGCCGCCACGGCTCCTGCCGCAGCTGTAGCGGCTAGCCCTATTGCCTTAAATGCTTTGCCTGACTTGTTTTTTAGTTTGGTAAACGCATCTTCAGCTTCTTTGACACCTTTGGATTGAAAGTCAGTAATGATGGGGACTGTTATTGCCATTACTTAAGCCCCTTACTGATCTTGTCGGTCGTTTGTTCGATCAGGCGCACCATTAGCCGGGTGACTTCGGCCAGTTGTCGTTCAGCAGCGGGCCACAAAAATCGTGACGGTTGTCCGAATCGATCAAGGTTCGTGCCAAGTTTGTTGTCACGTTTTCTGCCTGCCACTTCGATGATGGCGGCCGCTGGATCTGTTTGTTGAATTTTGATTGCTGTGCCAGATTTGCGGCGAGTGTCAATTTTGAATTTGACACCTTTTTTCGCAGCTGCGGCGTCGTAAGGGAATTTGGGTTTGCTGTTTTGCACCCAAGGTCGCGCCATGCCTGAAAGAAACGTTTCGCCGTATTGGTTGCGGGCGTCAATAATGATCGGCTGTGCGATGTTTCGTGCGTCTTTGTTGAATTCTTTACGCAGTTCGGGATCAATTTGTCGAAGGCGTTTGATCGTGTCTTGTACGCCGGTCATTTCAGCGGCCACTTGTGCGGGCACGATTCGCCTCCTTTCTTTGATCGTTGATGACTTTGATGACCGTTGCTAGGTCGCGGCCTTCAAACGTCAATTCTGTTGGCCAGAACCCTGTTTCGGCTAGCACTTGCGCTAGGCCGAAGCTGTAGGTTCCGGCGGGGTAGGGTTTTCGGTTTCGTTTGACACAATGTCGATTTCAACGATTTTTTTAATGAAATCGTCAAACATCAACGGGATTGTCACACCAGCTGTTTTGCTGGCTTCGAACGCGAAGAATGCGAGATCTTCGTAGCCGATGCCTTTTGCTAGGTCAGAGGCTTGCCGTTTGCTTTTGCGTTCCCATTGGATGATGTTCGCAAAAGTTGTGCAAACTTCGTATTGCTGGTCGGTGGTGGTGACTTTCAAAGTGAGTTTCATTTTGCTCCTTGCACGGTTGGAGTGTTATTTGCGGATCAGGTGATGTCGCGGGCCCAGGTGCCACCGGTGAAGGTGACATCTTGGGTTGAGAGTTCGCCGACGCTTGAGTTGATCGGGGTGAAATCTGCCAAGTAGCACCCGGTGATCGTGTACTCGGGGTTTGTGGCCGACTCGGTCGTGCCGGAGGGGCTGATGATCAGCGTGGCCGTGCCTGTGTTGACGGCGTCGAACAGCGCTGCTTCGACTTCGTTGGAGCCGTAGCTGTTGAACAGGGTCAGCGTCACCTCGACGGACTGGAGGCCTTTGGTGAACTTGTGGCCGGTGTCGCCGAACGCGGTCGACTCGAGAGCGTCGTAGCCGGTGGTGATCGTGCAGGCGCTGCATTGGTCTGACAGGTCGTAGGTGCTCATTCCGACGGTCAGGTTGACAGTCGCGTTGCCGAGGAACGTGGTTGTTGCCATTCTTAGTTTCTCCTTGCCGCGTTGCGGCATCTCAAGGCGTATGCCGGGATTTGTTGGTCGCCAACCGTCACGGTGATTGGCCGACCGTCGACAACAGCCAAGGTGGTTGATCCCATGATGGTGTCGGCGGTCGTGATTAGGTAGTCCTCGGCGTCCTGGTTGCCGGGTGGCGCGGCGAGGATCAATAGTTCAAATGTGATGTCTCCGACGTTGTAGGTGAACGAGTCAAACGTCGGCGGGTTGACCAAGACGGTCATCGGGCGGGCGTTTCGCGGGTCTGTGACAGCTGCGAGTCCGAGCGCGGTGAGCGCGTTGACGACAGCGGTGCGGGACTCGGCGAAAATGCCTGTTGCGGACATTAGGCCACCTGGCTTCGGCGGATGCCGAGCAGACGCATGATCTGGCCCATTGTGCCGGTCGGTGCTGTGATCGCCATGTCCTGGAACGACGCAAACGAGTCGACTGAGCCGCGTTCCCGGTAAAGGGCGGCGGCGTACATGATCGTGCCGAGCTTGACGGCACTACTTGGCACGGTGGAGAGGGACTCGCCTTGATAGCCAGCCATCTTCCGTGCCTTGTAGGCCCAAGCGTTGGCGGCATCCGTGCATACCCCAACGAAGGTTGTGTCGTTGGCGGTAGCCACGGAAATACCGAGCCACGACAGAACGTCTGCTGCGACGATCCATG